CCGTCATGTCATCGTACACCAACAATCATCAACGTGAGTTCAAGCTAGAAACGGATAAGGGGTACTGGTTTGTTGGGTATGTTGATTCAGCTTTTACGCCCGGAAGCAACTTTGATGAATTTTCTTCGGAAGAGAGAGTCGTTCGATACTCTTTCAACATGAACGTTGTTGCGTATCTTATCGAGCCTGATATTCCAGGACGACCTTCGGGATTGAGATCTTTCGTTTCTGCGCCCACCCTGGAATTTGTTATTGAAGATTCGCCGGCTTTTCCTTTACCTGTTGGTGGCCCACCGTCTGCCGATCCCAATGCTTACGTGTTGCAAGATCTTGATGACGTTGATGCGTTGCTTCCGGGACAAGCGATCGGTGGGAGTGGTATCGCTAGTTCTGCACAAGCAGCCACGGGAGAGTCTGGAGCTGGCGCGTATAGGGCATCAAGTGACGCAAGGGGAAGAAATTCCAAACCCCCTGTCCAAAAATCGACATCTGTAGGAACGACGGCATCGGGCCCGGGCACCGAGATAATTAGAAGAAAAGTTTACGATGAAACGACTGGTGAAACGAAAGAAATACTTATTCGTGTTAAAGGTCGTAATAGCCGCAAGGGGGAGACAGTGTTACGAGGCGAAATCAGCACAACGCTAGAAGACATTGTTACTTGAGTTTAGCGGTTGGGAGAAGATATTTAATAAAGAACACAGTGGGAGAATAACTCCATGGCGGAACAGACTTTTAGATCACCCGGGTTTTTCGAGCAGGAAATCGACCTCACAGGTCGCACTACATCGATTGAAGGAACACCTGCTGGTATTATAGGCACATCGGACAAGGGACCAGCGTTTGTTCCGGTGACGCTCGGAACACAAAGAGATTTTGATGAGACGTTTGGTCCGCTTAATGCAAAGCGATTTGGACCTTATGCGGTGCAACAGTGGATGCAGAATAGGACAGCTGTAACGTTCACTCGTATTCTTGGTGCCGGCGCAAACTCGACATCTACCAACATTGCAAACACTACAAATTACGGGGTCGTAAGAAATGCAGGATTTGTTATCAGTGGATCTGCACAAGCCGTTGCGCATGGTGGGGGTTTGGTGGGCCGCGGAAATGACCGATACATCCGTGCAAGAGGTTGCGTGAAGTTTCTTGCTGCTATGCATTCTGTGCAAACTCAAGAGACGATGGGATTTCCCATCTTTACTGACAACGATTCATTTAACTTGAGTAACGCCGAAAACCCTGGTGAACACGTTAATCTAATTCGTGCGATGATGTTGTTCCCCACTGGAACAACGGCCCTTATAAGTCCCGCCGGCGGCACGTCAGCACCGGCAATTAAGGGATTTTCTCCAACCTCAGCTTATATCCCAAGTGCTTCCGACGGTGCAGTAATAGATGCTAGTGGAAATTTTCTTCTTATTCTGTCATCCTCGTCGGACAAGTTTCTTAACGAGCTGGGTGCTGAGGGCGGAAATGCACAGATAAAGATATTCTCTGCATCACTGAATCCTTCTTCTGCGAATTATATTTCAAAGATTTTAAACACAGATCCAACAAAGTTCCAAACAGAGGAACACTTACTCTATGCAGATTTTGCTGTTGAAGACGAATTAGCGTCTACGCTTTCACTGCCAGTTGCAATTCTTAGTGGTAACAACGTTGATGGCACAAAATCACCTCCCGGTACTGCAGGAAAGTATCAGGATCTCTTCGGTCGCTTTGATACTCGTTACACCACACCCAGGACAACTCAAGTAATCTCACAACCGTACGGTGGAACTGAGTATAATCTTTTCAATTTTGAGACCTTGGATGATGGTGCTTATGGCAATGATAAAGTCAAGGTGTCAATTGCAAACATTGTGGCGTCAACAGATCCCACAAACAAGTTTGGTAAGTTTGACGTATACGTAAGAAGGTTTGGCGATACGGATACTAAAATTGAAATCATCGAACAATTTTCACAGTGTAACATAGACCCGACTTCTGACAGATATATTGCAAGAATTATTGGTGATAAGAAAGTTACATTTAACTTTGACGCAGAAATTGATGATGAACGTCGTCTTGTGATTTCCGGAAAGTATCCCAATATGTCAAGATATATTCGGGTCATTCCAAGCGTTCAGGTTAATGATGCTGATGTACCTGAAGATGCATTACCTTTTGGGTTCCGGGGAATTCCAGCACTCAAAACAACTGATTCGCTAACTGCGTATAGCGCATCGGCGGGCGGTGCATTAACTGCGCTTTCAGTAGGTAATCGTACGATCGGTTCAGCGGGACACAGGTTGCATGGTGCAATTGGTCAAGGCGGCACCATCAATGCGATGTACGGTCTTCAATCATCAAATTCGTCATCATTATCTGCATCAATCGTTCCACCCCTTCCTTTGAGGTTCAAGGTTACACGTGGTGCTACAACCGGCACAGCTTATGAGGGTCAACCTGGATCGGATGAACGGGCGGATACACGTTATTACTGGGGTGTTAAGTTTACAAGCATGGCGGAAACAGCGTCACTTGATACTCCCGTTCTTAATCCAAACGTTTCTTCAACCCCCAATCCGCTTGTATCAACATACACAAAGTTCTTGGGTATTAAGCAACTTGATATGTTGGTGACTGGTGCGGGTGCTGATGCATTCAACAATAACAAGTTTACTCTTGCAAGGGTTGCACTCGGTCCGGACACCGATACCGGTACAGTGACAAATGCTCCAACTAAATTTACTGAGATAACTGGAACTGCTGCATCTCACATGCTATCTTCAGTTTATTCTAGAAACGGGGTAAACTCAACAAACATTGTTGGTGGTATTGTTCAAGAATATGTTGTTAGCACGGCAATGTCGGCATCTCGAGTAAGTCTTGCAACCCTCTTGGCTTCAAGCTCAACGAGGTTTAACAGGTTCACACCGTACGCAAAATTCACGCTGCCATTTTACGGTGGGTTTGATGGATTTAACGTGCTAGATCCAAACATCCAATACGGCAACGATAAAGCAACCGCACAAAGCGCCCTCGCCGGGTCTTCTGCGGATGTAGGCTTGGTCGCAAATCTTTATGACAACGCTAACACAAACCCGATGGGTGCTGGTTTGGACAACGCTTCAATCGCTTCGTTTAGAACAGCAGTCAGGCTTAACACAGATCCGTTTGTTGTGTACACCAACCTGTTAGCAATTCCAGACGTGAAGGAACCTCTGATTACTGATTATGCAGGTGATAGAACACGAGCGTATAGCAAGGCGATGTACATCATGGACATTCCGCAATATGGAATGAAAAACGGTACCTCATCAACAAGATTATACGGTGATAGTACATTGAAGGCTGATGTGGTAGAAACGTCAGAACAGTTTTCGGGAAGGTCACTTGATAACAACTACGTTGCAACATACTTCCCAAGTGTTGTGATTGAAGACACGACAAATAACCGAAGGGTTACAGTACCACCATCTATTGCTGCACTAGGCGCAATTGGGTTCAATGATAGGGTTTCATACCCCTGGTTTGCACCAGCCGGGTTCAACAGGGGCGCTCTTACTTTTGTGAAAAACGTTGGAACACGTCTTTCACAAGCTGATAGGGATACGTTATACGATAACAGGATCAATCCGATCGCAACGTTCCCAACTGGTGGGTTTGTTATCTTTGGGCAGAAAACGTTACAACAGGCTGCAACAGCATTGGATCGCGTTAACGTGCGGCGGATGCTGCTGGAAGTGAAGAGACTTGTTACTGGTGTGGCACGTAATCTTTTGTTTGAACAAAACAATGCGACAACTAGAGGTCGATTCGTGGCACAAATCACACCGTTGCTGGCATTGGTTCAAGCACAGGCTGGGATTGAATCATTCAGCATAGTGTGTAACGCAAGTAACAATTCGGACTTGGACGCAGAACAAAACAGGATGAATGGTGTGATTGTCGTCGTACCAACACGTGCTATTGAGTTCATTGCAATCGATTTTATTATAACGAATGCCGGCGTATCTTTCGAATGATGAATATCTATAAGATGAATTGGAGTAAATACGAATGGCTGAATTAACTTTTCGAAGCCCGGGCGTTAGTACTAGGGAGATCGATTTAAGCGGTCGAACACAGGTTGGGCCGCAAGGAGTACCTGCCGCAGTTATCGGCACGGCGACTCGTGGTCCTGCTTTTGTACCCGTTACGTTTGCTTCGTATCGTGACTTTGCAATAAGATTTGGCGCGACGGATGGCAAGAAATTTGGACCCCTTGCCATCCAACAGTGGTTTGCCAATCGTCAAGCTGGAACTTACCTCAAGGTATTGGGCGCTGGCGATGGTAAAGTTAGGACGTCTGCAGGAACGAATGCAGGTAAGGTGACCAACGCAGGTTTCGTTGTGGGCGCCCAACAGGTTCAGGCAAACGGAAGCATTGGCGCAAACGTTAATGCGTATGGTACTCTCGGCGGTCGGACGTACTTCCTCGGTTGTTTCATGTCGGAGTCGGCCGGAAGCACGATTCTGAGCGAGGCTGGTATAACTTCTGGTTCTGGTGGCGGGGTGGATGCCGTTCCTGTCATCCGAGGTGTCCTCTTTGCGCCTGACGGCGTGATGCTCTCGCTTTCCTCAAGCATCGGCCAATATAATGCACCGGTGACGACTGCGACTGCGACTGCGGGTGTTAAGGATTCTGCGGCTGCAAACACCTCACAAGGCTCGCTAATAGGCACAGTTAACGTACAGTCCCAAGACTTCGTGATGCTTTTGAATGGGTTGCTGCAGACTGACGCAACTGGTAAAAACGTTCTCACTGCTTCGTTCGATCCACAGGCGGGGAATTATTTTCCCAACGTGTTTAATACAGATCCCTTCAAGATTGAAACAGAGGGTCACTACCTTTACAGGCACAACGATATTTACAGTGCATACGCTGTTGTGACAAGTTCTGGTATAGCCGGTAAAACACAGACTGCGGGGATCGGCAATAATTTAGAACCCGCTGCGTTTATTTTGACAGGCTCGAGTCGAACGACTGCCACCACGGGTAGAAATGTTGGCGATGCTGATCAACCAAACTATGAGAGTTTCGAGGATCGCTACCGACACGCATTCTCACCCTTTGTCATATCACAGAAGTTCGGTGGAACGCCACAAAACCTTTTTAAGATTCACTGTCTAGATGATGGCGTTTATCCCAATGATAAACTAAAGGTTTCTATTGAGAATATTCAGAAGTCAAACAATCCGGATGTGAAGTTTGGTAAATTTGATCTGGTTGTTAGAAATTTTGGTGATGATGATAGGAATGTGCAAGTTCTTGAATCTTATCGTGGACTTTCAATCGATCCAGGATCGGAACGATACATCGCACGTATCATCGGTGATATGAACACCTATTACGATTTCGACCAACGCGTTGGAAGCCAGAAGCTCGTTATGGACGGCAAGTTTCCGAATACCTCGAACTACATTCGGGTTGAGGTTCCGACCGCGGTTGATAGCGGAGACGTCGATAAAACGGCGCTTCCCGTTGGTTTCCGCGGGCCTTTTCATCTCGTCACTTCTGGAACGACCGCCGCGGGGACAAGTTTATTGGTTTCCACGAGTTCGGTTGCCTCTGCTGGTTCTGACAATGCTTATGTGTATCAAAGTGCATTTAAAGACAGGGCTATTGAAGCGCCAATCCCCTTCCGACGCACGGTCGCCGCGGGTACTGGAATCGCGAAACGCCCAGACTCGCAGATGTACTGGGGCGTTCAGTTCGAGCCGCTCGACAGCTTAACGGAACCCAACAAGAACAATGCCCCGGTGGCGCAGAGATCACCGATTCTTGGTTATACGAAATACATGCCCCACTTCTTTACAACGTACAGAAATCCTTGGGTTGGTGACAACGCAGGTGTTGCAAATGATGGAGGTGTTGTTCTTGACTCAGATGCGTTTAACAACAACAAGTTCTCTCTTGAGAACGTGCAAGTTGTTACAGCGACGAGCACGACAGATGTTGTGGATTCGGCCGAATGGCAAGCTGCTGTTTATCGTAGAGATGGCGCGCTTTCAAACCTAACGAAGTCCAACGGTACACCACAGGCCGGTCGATTCTTGGACGTCTCTAAGGACTTCGGCGATCTGGCATCGAAGCAGTATTACAAGTTCTCGTTCTTTTTACAAGGCGGGTTTGACGGCGTCAACATTTTTGATGAAGATAGGGCCCGAATGCTAGATATTGCTATCAAACGTGAGATTGATGATTCAGCCAACCAGGGCGGAACATTAGGAAACACTTGTGCATCGTATCGAAAGGCAGTGGATATCTTACAAGAGAAGTCAGACACAGAGATCCAGCTTCTAGCAATTCCCGGTATCCGGCAGCCACAGGTAACAGACTGGGCAACAGACGCCATTGAGAATCGCTTTGATGCATTGTACATCATGGACATTGAAGAGAAGGATGCAGAGAACAATTTCATAACCGGCTCGGGTGAACAACCCAACGTTACCTACACCACCAGCCGGTTTAAGGGACGTAACATTGATTCCAGTTTTGCCGCGGCATACTTCCCCGATGTCATAGTCACCGATCCAACCACAAACACCAACGTGCAGGTCGCGCCGTCGGTCGCGGTTCTCGGCGCTTTCGGTCTCAACGATGCTGTGGCTCATCCTTGGTTCGCACCGGCTGGGTTTGCGAGAGGTGCATTGCAGGCCGTAGAGGTCGCAGTCAAGACCAACCGCTCAAACCTTGATGTCTTATATGATGCTAGCATCAATCCGATAACATCGTTCCCGGGTCAGGGTGGACCCACCATCTTTGGGCAGAAGACGTTACAAGCTGCAGAGAGCGCGCTCGATCGGATTAACGTCAGACGTTTGCTCATCGAGATCAGGCGTCAGGTGAGGACCGTTGCGAACAGCTTCATATTCGAACCCAATCGGGAAACCACATTGGCGCGTTTCTCTGGTGTGGTTAACCCAATTCTCAATAGAATCCAGCAGCAACAAGGTCTGGATCGGTTCAAAGTACAGATCGATACGACCACGACAACACAGGCAGACATTGAGAATAACACAGTTCGAGGCAAGATCTTCTTGCAACCGACCCGTTCACTCGAGTTTATCTCACTCGACTTTGTGGTTTCGAACGCAGGTGCAGAGATTTAGTAAAGCAAGATGATATTTATCGCTAGGAGAAAATAACAAATGGCAGAAACACTATCAGTCACCGATATGCTTCCGAACAAATTCGAGCCGAAGCGCCAGTTTCGGTGGGTTTTTGCGATCGAAGGTATCGATTCGTTCTTGATGAAAACGGCTGCTCGTCCCACGATGAACACCGAGGAAATTACAATTCCTTTCATTAACTCACACCGGTACATTGCTGGTAAAACCACGTTTGATGCGTTGAGCGTTACACTTCACGATCCGATCGCACCTTCTGGTGCACAACAGGTCATGGAATGGGTTCGTACTCATTTCGAGTCTGTATCAGGTCGTGCTGGTTACGCTGATTTCTACAAGCGTGATTGTCAGCTCAAGATGTTAGATCCGGTGGGAACAGTTGTTGAGCTCTGGGACATCAAGGGTGCGTTCCTTACGTCAGCAGGGTTTGGCGACCTCTCTTACGATTCAGGCGACCCATCAGAGATCTCACTCACGATGCGATTCGATAACTGCGTCCTGCAATTCTGATTGGAGACAGCATGAAGATTATGAGGTCATTTTTGTTTGTATTGCTCGCCGGTTGTGCGGTGTCGCCGATTGTAGTTGAAGAAGAGAGCCGTTCGCTGATTGGGGGGCCAGAGTTAATACAACAGGAAGAAGCCTCACTAAATATTGCCGAGGCAGCCAACGCTATTGACGGAGCCATCGAAGGCAGATTACCCGCCGAAGAGGAAGAAGAGACAGTTTCCTCCAGCGTTTTTATTCCAGGGAGAATCGACGTTGACGAACCGGTTATGCCCGAAGAGGAGCCCGAACCTGTTC